TCCAGCAACGGCCATAGTGGATAATACCTGCGGCTGTTGTAACGCTCTGACAATATTTTCCTGCACTGATCGCTCGGTATGTTCCCAATATTTATCAAAGTCCATGATGTTAAACGGCTTGATGTCGAAATCTGCCGCACCGTCTGCAACCTCAACAAGCATCATCGTACCCAAATTCTCATTACCCTGAAACTCAGTGAGCGATTCAACAAATGCCGCCTTTGCCTGATCTGATTCAAACTTGCCCCGATAGATCACCATCTGGGCAGCCATGAAATTCGACTTGACGTTCTTTAACTTCCCGATCTTCACCTCAGCATCTACTTCGATATCTTCCAGTACCGGGTCAAACGGTGAAAGCGGGTATTCGTTATCGCCTGCCGCACTGTACCAATAAACCTGACCGGGATAGGCTGCGATCTTTTCGGCTATTGTATCACCCGGCATAACGGAAATCTCAGAGGCAGCCCGAGCAGGATTGAACCGATTGAACCGAACTATATCGTTTGCGTTGTATTTGCCGTTGTCTTTCAGTTTTCGCCTATCCCAATTATCATAGTAAGCAATGCGACCATCCCAACACAGCCGGATGTATTCAACAGGCATCGGTGTATATGCAATAGGGTCACCAGCTGCATTGTAAGATACGTGAATGGCGAATGAATAATTCAGGCAGTAGTCTTTGATTGCAAACCGCATCAGCTTGTCAAAGGTCATGCCGTACCGATTCACCACGCGCTTGTATAATGTAGAATCAGCAATGCCCTGACCCATTACAAACGTGGCGAATTTCTCCCATGCCTGCTTTGCCACACCGGACGAAAAGACCAGATCGCGAACCCTCTGCGGATAGGCATTATCGGCATCCCATGAATAAACCTTTTCAGCCTTTAAATCACGGGTAATTGATCGCTGCCGTGTATTGGTAATTGTGATGTTTGCCATTATTTCTTTTTACGACCCCGTTTAACGGGTATCGGTTCGGATTCAGCCTCTACTTCAACTGAATGATTTGTGCTGTTTTCTGACGTTTTAACAACTTTAACCGGATTCTGGAATTGCAATATATCGCCGCCATCCAAACGGGTAAAATGATGCCTTAACGCGTTGTTACGATTGATAAGCATTTCAACCTCCTGATCCGTTGTATTCCAGTTGGCGTATATTTTTGGATCGCCGTGAACGCGGAACGGTTTGTCGATTGAATACTTTGTCAGGGTGCTTGCTTTTTCGTTTTTCATACCATTTATTTTGACCAAAGGTAGCTGATTTTCTCCGGTATTTTTCGCAATGATTGACAGTTCAATATAGGCATCGTTCGCGCAATTTGGGCAAGTGTTTTTTTTCGGCGTACCTGTAACCTGGTGGTATAAAGCAAATATCCCCGCCCGCTGAGAGGCAGGCAAGGGATATGAATAGTTGCTCAGGGTTGCCTTTAATTCAATCCCTGTCATAGATTACGGTGCTTGCAGTGCTTCAAGTGCAGCTTTTGTTGAGGTGTAAGTACCACCTATCAATAAGGTCTTCGGTGGGCCTGGTTCTTTCGCCTGTTCAGAGGTGGAAACGGTCAAGTTCCATGCACCCTGAGTGTCGGCATCAGAGGCGTTTGTTTCCGATGCATTCAAGATCAATCCGGCATCAAGTCCGTACACTTCAAACGCCCCCAAGCCGTCCGATGCTTTGAAGTTCTTTTCCACAATTGCAACAACAACACCCTGACCCAAGTAAGCGATCTGCTGCTTTACCTCCGGTGTATTATCGAATACTTTAAGGATAACTTCATGGTCATAAACAGTAGTGTAACGCTGCCGAACCAATGCAGCCCGCAGATCAACCGAGCTGTTCTGACCTTGGTAAGCGTACAGGTACGCTCCTGAGTTCAGAGTAAAAGCGGTCAACAGATACGGATTGCTCGGATCAGGCGTGGTCGATGCGATGTCATCACGATTGACCAACCAAACGCGGTCTTTTGCCCCGCCCGTGATTGGATTTTCGCAGTTATTTAGGATGTTTTCGGTTAGCCCGGCACATGCTGTTGGCATAATTTGTCCTCCTATTGATTAGTAAGCAAGTGAAACGAGGTAATCTTCCAGAATCTTAGCGTCCATTTTGTACCCGGCACGGAAGTTGGTTGTTTTTTCGTATTTCTCAAACCATTGATCCAGGTCGGTCAGGGCAGAAGCGGCATCAACACCCAGGGCAATGTTTGATTTGGTGGTCAGAACTGCTCGGTGAGGCACGTCATAAACAGTTCCGTTATCAAAGTCAGCGCGGATATAACGATCCCACAAATCAACACCGATGATCTCCATATTCCGGTAGCGAAGTGTTGAAAAGCCCTGCTCGATACGGATGAACGAAGCATCGTTTCCTTGCGTTTCAAGGTAGTTCGCGTAATTATCCAGCAGCGACATTGTACAGAGGATAATCTTATCAGCAGCACCGCGCAAACGGAAGTCTGCATTGTTATTCAACGCCTGGAATGTCAGGAACGCGCGATTTGCAGCGAGTGTGTCTTGCAATGCTTTTGATGCTGCACTGTTCTCTGTAATGGTATAGCTGTGTGTTGGATTCGCTGTTCCTATTGTGAACAGTTGCTTCCAGAACCCATCAATTGCGTTGTAATCCAATGGATTCACGCCAGTTGAAAGCACTCCGGACGGTGTTGCAGATACCGATTCGGCATCTTTGTCGGAGAGCCATGCGATACGCAAAGCATCCTCGAACAGCGCGTCAGTCATTACGTCTGTAACGTAAGCTGAAAAGTCTGTTGCAGTCAGGTCTGGTTCATTCAGGCCGCGATTCTTAGCCCAAACGAAGAACGTGCCGTCAAGGTTGGTATAGCATTCTTGCAGCCACGCCTCGAATCGAACCGGATCCCAGAACTTTTCAGACATTGATACGCCTTGACCTCCGGGCGAACTTCCGCATCCGGTGTCTTTGCGTGTGATTTTTCCAAGACGGCCCAAGAAGGCGATCTGTTTTGTTGTTACTACATCTTCATAGACCGTGTGAAAGTCGGTAATTGCCGGTTTTGCATAAAACCGCTCAATTATTGCCTCCCGAATCGACTTAATTTCTTCGCCGTTGAATGTCAGGTCAGCAGGGGTTATAATTGCCATCTGTTTGTCTTTTGTTTGGTTTGATGATTGGTTTACTTTTTCTTTTTGGATTCATCCAGACGCGCATTAATCGCATCCTTTCCGCCGGTACGGTCGGCTTTTTCGGTTTTCCTGCCCATCGGCTGACGTTGAACACGGTTGAAGATCGGCTGCTTTTGTTCCAAGTTGTTCACGAATGCCTCAAACTTTTCAGATACGGCAGACAGTTCAGCCTTAACTGATTCAAGTTCTGATTTCAGTTTCGCATTTTCGGCTTTCAATGATTCAGCATCGCCGCCAACCGCTTCAATGATTTCTGTAATCACACCGTCAACCGTTGCGATCTGCATTCCATCAGCGAGTTCATGCGTACCATCCGGCGCAGGTTCGCCTGCGATAGTTACAGTTGCGCCCACTTCAACGGTTTCGCCGCTGATGCTGATGGCTGTACCGTCAGCGAGGGTGGTGTCCAGATTTTTAAAGTCTGGTTGTTGTTCGTTTTTGACGCCCAGAATCTTATTCATCCGGGCCTCGATTTTGTTCAGAAATTCTGACATAATTGTTTCAAGATTTGAATTGTTTGGTTTTTGGTTTATTGGTGAAATCTTTGCCATTGCTTTGATAGGCTCAACAAGTTCGGTTGCGAATCCGAGTTCAAGCGCAAGTTCAGGTGTGATATTTTCGGCAACCTTCATAAGTTGCAACATTTCATCTGCACTCTTTCCGGTTACTTTGGAATAGAACCCGCTGATCCTTTCTTCGATTGATCTGAGTTGTTCCGCCGTTTCTTCTAATTTAGATGCGTCACCCTCGGCCATAGTCCAGGGGTTATGAATGAAGAACGTGCTGTTTTTTGTCATCGTACGCTTAGTTCCTGCCAACGCGATGATGGTGGCGATGGATGCACACATTCCCTCGATCCGCGTTTCAACGGTCGCGCCGTAGCTTAACAGGTGATCATGGATTGCGAAACCTTCATCAACTGATCCACCTGGTGAATGAATGTGAACGATTATCGTATCGTCTTTTCCGGCTTTTTCGATCGACCTTTGGACGGACTGAACATTGTTCTCCCAACCGATTTCACCGAATATGTAAACGTGCTTTTCAGACATGTTCGCAAATGTCGGATTGAATAAATATCTTTGTGTCGCAACAAATTGCAACCAATGAAAGCACTCGTAACGGGACTATCCGCATCTAAGTATTATTCGCCGAAATATGATTTGACTGTTGGCGTGAATGACTGCCCGTTTCCGGTAGATCATTTAATCATTTGCGATCATCCGCGAATATTCAGACCTGAGCGACTGGATGTCATCAAAGATCATCCTGGTTGGCTATTTACGCACATTCGCGATTGGTCGCACGTAAGACAAGCCGAAATGATTGTACTATCCGATAAGCGGTCGGACGTTTCGATGATTTACAAAAAAGAGCGATATGCACATTCAATCAGCAGCCCGTTCATTGCTGTTGTGCATGCGTTCTATTGTGGCGCGACTGAGGTACACCTTGCCGGGGTTGATCTGAACGGGCATCCCCACCTGGGTCAACCTCACAACATCATGAAGTGCCAGGATGATTTCAAAGCGCTGGATTTGGAACTGAGAAAAAACGGGTGTGAATTGAAACTGATTCGGTCGATTCCGCACGGGGCATTGTTTCCGGTGTTATCCTGTGCTTATGGTTTTGAGTTTGTTGAATAAAAAAAGCCGGAACAAATCACTCCGGCTTTCCCAAATGAGAACATGAAAACAACACACTGGTTCAAATATCGAAATAATTCTCGACAATCTTAATCTTTCGACCGGAAAAATATTTAACGCCAGGATTTGAGTTGATGTCGTAATTGATCCATTCGTCCATGTAACCCTCCTTAATCGCACGGTCGAACGTTGGCGATGCGGCATTCTTAAACTTGTCCAT